GTCGGTACAAAATGAATTTCGATGATCTATTGAGACAAAACGCCAATCTAGTTGCTGAGGATCACGATTCAGGACTACACATACCACCCGCAAGACATGTATACTACAGAGATGAAATTGATATGAGTGTAGAACTGAAGACTGAAATCTTAGTTTTGGGTGATGTTGTAAAATTAACAATAGAACCACATGAGATTCTAAAAGGATCAATGTCTGAAATAAGTACAGCCCTTTCTAGTTATCCTCTAAATGTTAATAAGAAAAATCTAATGAGTATGCCACATGATTTTACAATGTGGGCACTAACTGGTAGATATGGAGAAAAGGACCCCAAAATTATTGACAAAATAAGAGTTCCTGATGAGTTCAAGAGCAAAGCAATTGTCAATCAGTTCTCACCAGATTACATTGTTGAATTTGAAGACAAATATGTCGTGTTCGAACTTGGAACAAGAGTCGAGAAACCAGAATCATATTATGAGGAAAAAAAGTTGAAGTATAAATCAACTTTAGGATCAAGATCATTTCACAAGCCAATAATATATTTCATATTGATCATATCCACAAATTCTACATTTACTAACTTATTACACATTCCAGATGATATGCTCATGTCATTATTTGCTCATTATCTCCTAGGAAGACATGTTCTTGGAAAAGCAAAAGGAATGAATTTAATACCAGTTGATAAGGATGATGAATTGCTTTTAAGACTTTTGAAGGAGTCGATAGATCGTTGTGAAACTGATCAACCCATACCCGAGGATTTAAAGCCACCTTACATATCAAAGAGGATGATGAATGAATGGGATAAAATGATTATAGATGACAAACTCACAGGAAAATATTATGGCTTTGTGTTAAGGAAGTCTTTAAATGATTTGCAAAATATATCTAAAGAGAGAGACAATCCAGAGAAAATGATATCTAGACTAAAGAAAGAATTTGAGGACAATTTCAGTGAATCATACAGAACTGATCGAAAAGCAGTTGTTCAATTACCTATGGTTTATCCGAAAGTTCAAGTGGACACAATAAGACCGGAAGACAGGTCGTTCACATTTTATTCAGACTCCATTGAACCATTGGCCAAAATCTGGACGAAACTAAGAGACTTGCACCCAAGAATAATCAAATCTGATAAAACACTGACTGAAAGGTTAATTGATGCAATGAAAGATGATAATACAATCTATAAAAAGGAACCTAATTCTAAGAGAAACAAAAAGAATAGAGTTACTTTCACCAACCTAGGGTTTGATGAGAAGATATACCTTGCCATGAAGGGAGTTCAAGCAAAACAATTCCTGAAACACCCAGATGTTCAAAGGGACAGATTGAATGCGAAGAGACCTTTTCATTTAAAAGCACCAGTAGATGATATTGACAAGTTTAAGTCAGTAACTATAAGGAAACTGCTAACTCCTGGATTATCCACTAATTTGTACACAGATGAACTAATAAAACTCCACAAAATATCAAAGGCCATACACTCTGGTGATCTGAATCTGAGTAGAGATGTTGTGACAATGTTTGCATCCACGAAACTAGGCAACTCTTTGGAGTTCTTTGGAACAATGATAGAAGAACTAAATGCATCCCTCAATCAGTTTTGTTCGAAAAATGTTTTTGTGTTGAAAAATATAAAAGGCTACAATGCTTGGATTTTGATAAAACCAACAAATGCTAATAGTAAAATATTCTTCTCACTCATGGTAAGTAATAAGGATTTTGAAATCCCAGAATTGCCATTCAAACAACCATCCTTTCAAAATGATGAGGTTTCAATCTTTGACTTTATGTCTCTTGAGAGGCACAAAATATCACACCTTCTGTTTACATTGGAAAAGAGTGTGACTCTTTATGCTTGCTGGGCAGAATTATTCAAGCTCGATGTGAGCAGGACTCTGGTGAAACTAAATGAAGGTGATCAAGATTTTTTAGAGCACTTTGCTATAAATTTACTTCTTTATCTAGAAACAAAAGGACAAACAAGTGTTAATTTTTTGTTGACTAGATATTTCAATATGGAAGCTATAACAGGACAACCAATTGGAATTAACCCTCTAAAAATACTGAAGAAAATGGAAAAAAGGGCTAAATCAAGATTATCTATATGGCTTTTCCACAGCATGTTAGATGTTGGTGAAAGAATGACATTGAAACCACCAATACTAATTTGGAACCCTCAAACTGAATTGACAGAAGATGAGAGAGAGAGACTGACAGATGATGATAAGGAGACTGCTTCCAACCTATCAAAAAACTTAAACGGTGATGTTTTCAAAGGCCTTATATCATTTGTGACAAGAAGAGAAGTTGATCAGTTTAATATTTTACTGAATGCTAGTTACATAGGGTCATGGCACAATAAGGACGAAGGTGAGCAGAAACATGGTTTTAAGAAAATTTATGATAAGATACTGGAGCAAGAAAAAGTCATGCCTATACAAAATCCTGAATTGATGGGAATGAGATCGCCTGAGACTTTCGAGGAATTCTCATCACTAAAAGATCATGAATTTTCTGCAGAATGGGTTAAAATGAGTGGTTATAACATGCATAAATTTCTCAATGGTAGATTTGGTAACTATAAAGCTGAACTAGATAGTAGAGTCAACCAGATTTTCATAAAGAAAACAGCAGACTCTATTGCAACCTATAAAGCATCTGCATTGATGACAGACATCAAGACTTATGATGAGATATTAACAAACAGAGCAATCCAAAAGAAATTAGAAAAAAACAAGGTCAAGGTCTCTAATAAGGAGGATTATGAGGAGATGGTAGACTCCGAGGAATATAAATTCATGGAAACGCTTTTACATGATCAAACAATTGAGCATGATACATGGTCTGGAGCTAAGACTATAAATAAGAGGAGAAAGGTCATGTTGGGTGTCCTTGATGTGTTGGAAAATGAGATGAGAGGATTAGATCAAGCAAAGCCATTCTTAGTCATAGATAAAATTCTTAACACAATGACAAAGAAGGGGGGAATGTTTGTTAATCTGTTCAAAAAGAATCAGTTAAGTGGAGTTAGGGAGATATTTGTCATGGAGATATGGGGAAGGTTAGCAGCTCTTTATATAGAAGTGATATCTAGAGCAATCTGTTATGATATGCCTGGAGAAATGATGACAAAACCAAGTCAAAAACCAGTGAAATCTGATCAACACTATAATAGAGTTAACATGGTTAAAAAGACAAAAAATAAGAGGAATGAATCAACTTCAATTGATTCAGATGATCAAACAACCTGGTGTCAGAAGTTTGTGATGCCTGTTTTCGGGATACTTCTCAAAGAGATTATTTCTGATCAACTATTCAAGCCAATCCCAAGAATCTTAAACTTTTTCACAGGAAAAAGATTAGAACTCCCAGAAGAGTTGATGGACATGTTTTATAACAAAAAAGATGTTCAAGACATGAATCCTAGATTACAAGAATTAAAAGACCAATGGCTTGGTAGGAGTATGGGATCCTTCACATTCAAATATAGTATCTTTTTATTCAATGAGTCGAACATGATGCAAGGTGTTCTACACTTCACATCAAGTTTGTTGCATATTGGTCAAATGTTTTTGATGCAAAAATTTAACAGACTATTCATAGAGGATCTAAAAAAGAAAGGAATATTGCCACTTGATGCTGAAATCATCCAGGACGTGAAAGTTTCATCTGATGATTCATCCGCAATAAAAACAATAATTTGGGATACAGAAACTCCAACAGGAAACATTGCAATAGCTCATCAGGTCATGAGTCTAATGAAGAAGAATCTATACCCTTTGATGTGTTCAAAAACATCAGAAGTGAAAGCCACTAGTTGCACAATGAACGGGATAGAAGAATTTAATCAAGACTGGACATGCAGAAACACAAAGTTTAATCCAGTTTTAAAGTTTGTGTATGCTGCAAATATAGTCACTGTAACAAGCAGGTTGGAAGATAGGCAATATAAAATGTCAAATGCCCTTAAGCAAATACTGGAAAATGGGGGAACTTTCTCATTGAATTCAATAATACAAGAAACCCACTTTCTGATACACTATAAGTTATTTGGATCTAGCCTAAACGAAGATATGTTTATTCCGTATGCTCAGCAGTTAGCTTACAAACCACATCCTTCACTTGGCTTCTTCATATTTCAACCTGAAATAATTTCTGGCTTATTAGGTATGGATTATGCTTATTACTGTTTACTTCAAAACAACAACAATGCTAATCAGGTGGAAGACTATATGCTAAGTAAAGAAGGAGTGGAGGTAAATCAATTTGGAAAACCCAGTGTCACAATATCCTTGCTCATGGGACAAAACATAAATTATGCAAAATTTGTTAAGGCAATGAAGATACCTACTGAATGGAGGGAATTAGCAATAAAAAATCCTCAAGTTTTATTCAGGAGTCCTAAGACTGTAGAAGAAACCAAACTGATGATATACAAGAAAGCCTTGACACCAAGCTCAGCAGAAGCTTTCTCTTTTTCAAGTGCTTCTAAGATGCATGCTTCAAGTTTATATTGTCTTGAAAAGTCTTGCATAACAGTAAGAGAAAAAATCAAAGAAGCTGACAATTTAGATATAAGCAATTTATCAAATGAACTAAGAGAGAACATTTTAATCGGAAGAGCAACAAAAAAACAAAATATCAAGGATGTGACAACAGATAATAATAATAAGGTGATCACTGAGCCTGAAACTCGAGATCAGAAGGTTGAAAGGGCAAAAAGAGAGAACAGGGATTTTATAACAAAAAAACAAAGTCTACTTAAGATAGTGAATGATGTAAAATTAGGTTATCCAATTAAGCCATTGATGATGAACATGTTATTTAGTGGTAGATATTTCTATGATCAAGTCTCTGCAATTATCAGCCAGTGCTCTATGTATGAATTAGAACCAATATCATATTATAGAGCTGAGAAAACGGTATCTTTTACCATTCCTCAAATACAGAAATTTTGTTCTCAGAGTTTAGCAACGGTTTGTAGATCAAAGTGGTTTGGCATCTATAAAAGAGGATCAGACACAGAGCTAGATGAATGTTGGTCAGTATACAGATCTCTCTATCCATGGTTAGATGATGATATCGTGATGACTATCATTAGATCTCCCTTCAATGATATATTTCCATTAGCTGATTTCGTGAGATCACAAGAAGATAGAATGACATCTATAAAGATTCTTGGACCAGTAAAAAACCACTTACCATTCATTCAGCAGATGTGGAATCTTATTAGAAATTGCAACTTTAAACACAAGAGACTGATAATCCAAAGAGACTTCAAGAAGATAACATCAAACACATTCTCGTCGATAAATACTAAGTTACTGTTACTTTCCACATCTCCCATACCCATGAAAAAGGACAAAAAACAAGAAATGCTGAATATGTTAGCTTCTTCAACTCAAATGTTTGATAATGACTGGAAGGCAGCCACAGAACAGATGAGAATGATGAATGATCAAGATTTGACATTTGCTATAATACAAAAGTTCGTCATAGATAATTACGCAAGAGAGTCACGATTCACCTATAGTAAAATCGGAACAATAGATGTAAAAATTTTAGAAAAAATAAAATTCAGCCTGGAATCAATGGTTAAGTTAGCAAAAAAAGGTTCTTGGGCCTTATTCACCACACCTCAAAAATATAGTGAAACAAAGAGATCGTACGGTGGTTTTGGTCAACTACTGTGTAGCTTAGATGATATTGTTTTTATGGCTGAAATCAGAGACAGGAGTTTAGAAGTAATATACATAGATCAACCAGAAAGGTTGATATCTAAAGGAAACCAATTAAGGGACTTCTTTAAAGAATTAGATATAAATATATCAGATAATGTTGGTACAACAGCCTACGAGTTTTTTTTGAGAGAAGGAACTGTTAAAAGGGGAAACGGGTTTGGAACAACAATAAGGCATGCAGACAAAATGCAATCTATAGAATTTCAGGAGAAACAAATGAGGTTCGAAGTTTCAGATGATGGTAGACTAAGAATAAAAGGAACTATATTATCAGAGGGTAAATTATACAGAGATGTGACCCTATTAACATATTCACCGAACAAGTTCACAATAGATGAATTAATGGAGACAAAACCCTCAGCTGATAATATGAGTTTTAAAGAACACTGGGTCAATTGCACTTCTATAGCACCCAAGGTCTTAATGAGGAAAATTAATAGATTGAAAACAACTCTTGATAGGTATCCATTAAAACAAGAACTATTTCACGAGAAGAAGACAATTCAAATTTATGAGGAGTTTCCAAAAGTTGGTCAGGAAAGTCTAAAGTTAGGGGAAGAGTCAATTCTACAAGTATCTCAAAGCGATGATAAGAGATCTCTGGATTCATTTGAATCCAACTATTACAAAGAATTCTTAAAAAAGACTTTGATTGCTAGATCCATTCAGAAAGGTATCAGAGCACCTCCTGAGTTGGAACAATACCAAGAGCTAGCAAATGAGCCTCTAGAAGAAGGGGATAAGAAGATTTTAGAACAGGAAAGCTTATTAGGAAATCTGATTGATGATTTCCTCAAGGTAGAAGTTCCTGAAACTGATTTTGCGCAAAGTTTATTTGAAGACGAAGAAGAGTTCAGGAAGGAGGAAGAAAGTAAGATCTTAGAAAGACAAGAGATACCACTTGGAAAGCAAGAGGAAGGAAGTGAAGAACCAGTGGGAAGTCTTGAACAAAACCCTTATGAGGAGCTTCTAGATCTTGAGAGGTTATTGAAAATCAAAGTTTCAGAAACAGCAAAGAGTATCCTGGATTTTAGTGAAATCCCAACTAAGGAACCTGATATCAGAGTTAGTAGAATTGATCAAATGTCATATCTCCACCCATTTTGGGATTTGATATTGCAAGAACTCTTCAGATATGAACCAGATGTCGGACAATTGATAACTGGGAAATTCTATGTGAAGCCTCAAAAGATCCTTGGAACCTTGATCGGCTGGATTCTTGATATCGATAAGAGACCAAGGCAAAATCCTGAATACGAAGACATGACATTTAGTGATGAGGATTCAGTTGAATTGTGAATTTTAAGTGATCACAGTCAGGATGAATCAGAACTAGAACATGGATATCGATTGTCTTTAGAATTCTATAGAATCATCTTGTACCTGAC